TATCTATTTTTTTCATTTTATATGCTCCACAAATCTTAGTTCTCTTGTTTCAGGATTAAAACCTAATATTTTAACCCCCATTTTTATTTGTTTCTTTGTTCTTTTATGACTCGGTTCTAAATTTAGTCCTGTAATAAAATTACCGCTGTTTTTATTTTTTTCATGTGTTCTATTTCTTTCATAGAAAGTCTTTACATCTATTAAAATTAATTCGTCTCCTTTTAATGCAATCATATCTACTGGACCTGTACAGCCTGAGTTTTGAAAGACTTCATATCCTTGATCCCATAACCAAGTTACTGCATAATATTCTGCGAAGTCTCCTTTTCTACTATTGTTTAAAGTTTTAGTGTGTTTCATCCCATCCATTTCCTATTTTATATTCACCATCTAAAGGACATCGAAGTTTAAAATATTTTCCTGCTTCTTGTATAGCTTCTTTACCTAGCTTACCAAAGTATTCAGCATGAGCTTTGTGTACTTCTACTTGCCATTCATCGTGAATGTTAGCAACAAATTTAAAATCTAAGTTTCTTTTTTTAGCTTTCTCATTTAAAATAAGCAAAGCTTTTTTCATAACAATAGCACCTGCACTTTGTAATAAACTATTTAATGCAGCGTATTCATATCTTATAAATATTTTTCTTCCGTCTAATCCTTTGAGATAAGTTCTTTTTGCCGCTTTCTCAACTCTATCTCGAAGAGTTTTAAATGCTGGGAGATTATCGAAGAAGCGTTTTCTAAGCTGCTTACCATTTGCTTTGCTTCCACCAACCACTTTTCCAAGTTTTTCATTTCCTGCTCCGTACATGAGTGCATAGATGAAAGTCTTAGCCTGATCTCTTGATTGAAGCCCTGCAGTTTGTTGATTTCGTGTGTGTATATCTCCATTAATGATTTCATTTGTATATTCCTCGTCATTCATATAATGTGCCAGCATTCTAATTTCTAAACTGCTCGCATCTATTCCTACTAATTTATAATCTTGTGGTACAATCCAACAAGATCTACATTCTTTTCCGTATGGGCTTTTAGCTGAAGGAACCTGTGCCATGTTAGGCTTTCTATGTGCCATACGACCTGTGATTGTTCCAATAGAAAAGGCTCTACCATGTACTCTATTATCTTTTAATACATCAAGCCACGAACTAATTTGTGCGGTGCGTTTTTGTAATAATAAAAACTCAGCTATTAATTTAGCTTCGGGTATATGTTTAACTTTATTTAAAGTTCCTTCATCTATAATAGGTTGTCCTGTGGGTGTAAATCTTTCAGGTTTCCAACCAAAATCTCTAAGATATTCACCTATTTGTTTACGAGAACCAAGATTAAACTCTTGATATTTCAGTCTCATAAAAGGTTTTGGTTTTGGATTTTTAAAATCCTCTTCTTGTATTCCATTTACACTACGCAAAAGAGTTAATTCAGTTAATATTTTATTATATTCTTCGGCTGTTAATCCTCGTTTGGATAGGGTTCCGTCTTTCTTTAAGTCAGGTGATACAAGTTTATCATCTACCCACTTAGGTTTAAATACTTTTTGGACTTCTTCTTTTACTTCTTTCATTCTCTTTTGTAATGAAGCAAGAAGTTCCATACCTTTTCGTTCGTCAAAATAAAAGCCATGTTCTTCTTGTTCTTGCAAAACTTTAGTTACTTCATGTTCTATATAAAAAGAATCTTTAGAAAAACCAACGCTTTCTTCTACTAATTTATTGTAGACTGCTTCATTAACTATGACATCTTGCTTACAATAAGGTATCATTTTAGGATCAAACTCATCCCACGAATCAGGCTCGTCTTCTTTATAAACTTTTATGCGATATCCCCAGCTTTTTAAACTGTGTCCACCTTCTCGGACAGGATTATATAACCTTGACATTACTAGCGTATCAATAATATTTTTATTAGATAATAAATTTACGTTATATAATTTTTTTATAATTGGAATATCGAAACTTATTATATTATGTCCTATTAAAGTATCCGCTTCTGCCAATAGTTTTATTCCTTCTTCTATATTATTAGAGGCAGAACTAAATACAAAAGATTTTCCGTTGTATTCTTTAGCTACTATAACCCATATAGTATCGGGAGTAAGTCCATTACATTCAATATCAAAAATAATAGAACGAGATTTTGCTTGTAAACTAGTATTATTAGAATGGGATATCGTCTTCATTTTCAAATGTTACCTCATCTGTTAATTCTGTTAGTCTTCCTGTGTCTGCGTTATATAATAATGAACAAGCATAGCCTGTAAATCCTGTATATCTAGATTTTAATACACGAACAATAGCTGTATTAGCTTCTTTTATATCTTCAGCTTGTTGATTTCTTTCAATTGCAATAACACAATCTGATAGTTGCGCTATAGCTTGTGATCCTTTTAAATGACTCAACGATACTTGAACACCTTTCTCGTGTCCTAAGTCACCACCTATTCTACGTAAATGAGAAACTAATATCATACCAACTCCTGTTTCTTCTACTAAACTACGAAGCTTGGTCATTAATATATCAATACCTCGTCTTTCATCTGTGTCTGTTAAAGATGATACAAGCATATGTAAGTGATCAATAATAATCCATTTACATTCACATCCAATAATCATGTATCTTAATTTAGAAAAGATTTCTTCGATATGATTGACTCCTAAATGAGCATGAATAAATACTCTATCTTTTTGTATTGTATTATCAAATAAATCAGATAGCTTTTCTTCTGAATATTTTTCTCTTACTTCATTAATATAAATTCTATCGTTAGCTTCAATAGAAATAATACCGTCTGCGGTGCGTTGCCAGTTTTCTTCAAGTGCCATGATACCTATGTTATCATTAGTCTGTTTGATTAACCAATGTTCTAGCTCTCTAACAACACTACTTTTACCAAGTCCTGTTCCACCTGTGAGTGTTAAGAGTTCATTCTTTCTTAATCCATATAGTTTTTTATTCAAACCTTCATATGGAAAAGCAATGCTTTCTTTAATTTCTCTTGTTATCCAATTATCTTTTTTACTAGATAACTCTACAATTCCTGCTGGTGTATATGTTTTAGCCTCGAACCACGCTTTAGTAAACTCTGCAAATTTATTATTTTGAAGCATATCATTTGCATCTTTGTAACCATTAGGAAGTTGTAATATTCTAGACTTTCCTGGTCTTAATATACGAGCAACTTCTCGTGCTGATTTTCTTCCTGCTTTATCATTATCAAAACATATAATAACATTTTCAAATGACTCAATAAATTCTATACTATCTCTAATATCACGTACTGCTCCTGATGAACCACGTTTAATTGAAACAACAGACGTTTTAATTCCTAAGTCTGCAACAGCAAGGGCATCACATTCGCCTTCTGTTATAGTAAGATATCGACCACCTTTATTAAATAACTGCTCACCAAATAATCCTGTACCTTCAAAAGTTCCACTAACTCTAAAGCTTTTATTATTTACATACCTAGTTTTAACAGCAATAATTTCATTGCCATTATAATAAGGATAAATATGTTCTACAATTGAACCATCATTACCATATACAACACGAACACCATATTTTTTAGCTGTTTTTTCTGATATATTTCTATCTGTTAAAGCACCATAAGTACCTGTATAAGAATTTAAATATGTATTTTTTGTAGGTGCTTTTATACTTGTAGTTGTTCCGTTGGGGTTTTTATAATCTGTAAAAAATGTGCCACAACTAAAGCATTTAGCAGAGCCATCACCATTTAATGATACTGGATCTGAACCACCGCAAGTAGGACATGGTAATTTATGTTTTACAAATGTACTTTGTTTAAGTTCCATTTCTATCTCCTGAAATTAAAAAGCTAGACCTATATATCTTTATATATAATATAGATCTAGCCAGTTGGAATTAAGAATCGTCAGATTCTAATTTTTTTTCTGTCGTATTTTCCTCAACAACTTCGGATGGTTCTGGTTCATTCATTAATTGAATGAATATATTTATCCAGCCATTAGTTCGAATTTGGTTGTCAATTCTACGATCATCAAGTTGGACTGACTCTGTTTGTAATCCAACAATATTATTAAATGCTCTTAGTCTTGCAGGAGTATCCATCTCATCTTGAGAATAAGAAACATCTTGAATTGTTAAAGATATTTTTTGCTCTTCCATTAGAAATCCTCCCCACCACTTAGTAATTCATCACCGTCTTGAGATTTACCAGCTATTAAGTCAAGAATTTGAACCGCTTGTAAATCAAAGCCAGCATAATTACCGTATTGATTTTCGCCTGTGTATGGATTAAATTGAACACGAACTGTAGAACCA